CTTGTAGATATCGCCTTCAATTTGTAGACGAGTAAAACCAACACGGTTAACTTGACCACCATTCTCAGTCAATGCTGGAATCTTGCTCTTGATAGCACCAGTATCCTTAGAAGAACCATAGATATTACCTGAGTTCTGGATAGCAGTAGTTACACCAGTAGCAGCTAAAGCCAATGCTTCAGTGTTGTATGTAGCACCAACAACAGCACCAGATGCATTAAAACCTGTCCATTTGTTGTCAATAGTAGCACCTGAAGCATCAAGACCTTGGTCATTGATGTTGCGCTCATCTAGCAAAGGAATGTAAACATCCTGCTTGATTTTCTTACCCATGTGTTTAGGCATAGCTCTTACGTCAGCCAAAGGCATGAAGTATTGCTTGTCTCTTACAGCAATGAGTGCTTTTTTATGATAATAGTCCGTACGTGCTTGTGCACCGATAGTAGACGCTGAACCCCCTGCTGGGTCGTTGTAGTTTGCAGCCATTTTAAGCTCCTATATTATATTAAACATTCGCATACTTCTTCATGAATTCATCATCAGATAACCCAAGGAAATCATCATCAGTCTTCGTATTAGAAGTACTTGTCTTTTTAGTCGGACTTGCAGCTTTTCTTTTTTGTTTAAGCTTCGCATCTGACTTTGCTTTTACATCACTCGATACATTTGGAGTTGGTTGTGGAACTTCTGCACCTTCTTGAACTAACGCACCTGTTTGAGATAAATATTCAGCAGCTTGTCTATAAGCTACTACATCTGGAACACCATTAAGTCTTCCTAATGCTTTTTCCTGTTGGATAAGCTCATTGATTTTGTCATACACACCATTTTGCATATGAGCATCTATTACTCCGATAATATCTGGATTATCAGAAATGATAGTTTTACTCTCAGTATCCCATTCTTTAGCCATAACATCGACTGTCTTGGTGAAAGTTTCACTATCTTTAATAGCATCAAGAGCTTGATCCAACTCTACCTCTTTATCAGATACTGTGTAGTTAGTAGGTTTATAGTCTACTTCCTTATCCGTATCAATATCTAAAGGATCAATACCACTTTCTTTAATAAGCTTAGCAACTGCTGCAGGATCTTTCTTAGAGATATCAATGAGATTATTTAGTTTAGTTTCATCTAATAAACCATTATTCTCAAGCATCTTTATCAGTTTTAGATTAGGCTTCATAGAAGTCATCTTCTTCTGATAATTAGCACCCATCTGCATTAGACGGATTGCATCCTCTGGATTACCAACCTGCATGGTTGTGCCATTGGCTTTAAAAGGAGACATCACCTTTCTATACGCACTTTCGTAATCTACTGTGTCGGTTTCCTGGGTATCCCCATCTGTGTCAGGTTCAGTATCATCACTAGTATCAAGAGACTCTGGCTGTTCAATATTAGATTCTGTTTCATGCTCCGTCTGAGTATCCTCTTCTGGTTGGCTTACTTCATCTTCTTCTACTTCCTGCTCAGGTTGCTCCTGTGCTTCACTAACTGGAGGTTCTTCTCCAGCACTATCCTCAATAGATTCTTCTACTGATTCAATCTCTGTACCCTCATGCACTTCTTCAAATGCATCAGGACTTGTATTCATGAACTCTTCATCTGAGAGTTCTAGGGCATTAGTATTTACTGTTTCCATAACTATACTGCCTCATGTAATTCTTCTGCTAGGATTTCTTCCCTAGTTGATTGATGGTCTTCTAAAGCTTGTTCCATCTCATTACCTCTTCTAACAATCATGTCAAAGAAGTTAGCTAAAGCTCCAATACCATACATCATATTATCAACATTATTTTGTTGCTCTGTGTCTAAGAAACTACTCTTAGCCATAACTAATCTAGCTGCTTCTTCTTTAAAGTATGCTTTTTCTATAACATTCTTAAAGTTTCTGTTAGTTGATAGTTTAAAGTAACTATCTCTTAATGCAATCATTTCTTTTGCAATATCAATCTGAATTTCTACTTCTTCTAAATTAGTCATATGGTTTCCTTATGTTTAAATTGTTAACTTATAGCCCTCGATTGCTATGTATTTTAATAAAAGTGGTAATACTTTACAACATATTACCATAAATATTAAAGATTTGGATTATTAATGTTTTCTAACGCTTTTTCCTCTAATACTCTATTTCTATCAAAATTTCTCTTTTGCATCTCTTGTGCATGAGCTAACTTCATCTGCTCTTCTTTGTTAGCATCAGGCACTCCTGATTCTTTGTTTACAAAGTCTAAGTCATCTAAATCGGACTTACTATGCATACTTCTAGCCTTAGCCTGCTCAGTTTGAGTCTTAGCTTGCTTAAGACCAACATCAACTTGATTCTCTTGTGCTTTAGCTTGCTCATTAGCAATTTGTGCCTGTAGCAATTGTAGTTCTAACTGTGCTTTCTGTTGCATCATAGGATCTGGCTGCGGCTGGTATTCTTTAATACGTTTAGCTAACTCAGGCATCTTACGTAGTTGCGCAATATCAGCAAGAATCATTTGAGACATAGAAGGATCCATGTTATTACCCATAGTTTGAAGCATAAAGCTTAACTCTTGTGCCTTCTGATCATCTGCTTCAGCAGTTGAAATGTTTAGTTTAATATCATAACGTCCAACTAAAGAATCTCTTGTAACGTCTAAGAATTCTTCATTAGTAATACGTACTACTTCTTGTTCTTCTAAGAACTCAGCATTCATAGCCATAATCTTACGACCAATCTCTTTCATTCCTTCAGCAAGTCTACGTAAGATACCTAATTCACGTTTAGATGTAGCATCTAATGCAGATCTAATACCTGTTGCTGTTGTACCTAATGCTTGACCACTAATACCACTAGTGAAAGCTTTAATACCTGTTAATGACTCAGCTTCGTTATTTTGTAAGTTAAGCATATTAAGAGCACTATTAGGAATCTCAGGATACGTTTCCATATGGAAAGCTTGTCTAGGGTCTACATTACTATTAAATTTATAATCTTCACCTCTTTCAAACTTACGTGCGTTAGTTACGTCTAAAGCATCCTTACGAGTACCCATTTGACCATTAGCACTACGACCAATAATATCAATCATACCTCTAGTTACAGCACCGATAATCTTTTGATTATCTTCAAGTAATGCACCATCAGGTTCACCATAAACAGCTTTACGCTTAGGTAAATACTGAACTAACACAAACGGTAACTTCTTATCAGGGAAAGGATTGCTTTCCATTCTAATTAATGTATCACCTACCCATGTAGCTACAAAAGGTTCTACGACACCTGTATTGTTAATATCCCAGTAACCCCAGTATTCATAAGCAACTAATTTCTTACGAGGTTCGTCTTTAAAAGTAAAGTTAGAATCATCATTAACTGAATGATCTGGTTGAGCTAATGCGCTACCACTTTCACAATTAATAAAATCTAAATTAGTATATCTACCATCTTTCTGCAATTGAGATTTACTAGTCTCAAAGCTATAAATAATAAACTCAGCTTTACTTAAATCACCTTGACATGTAGGGTCTACGATTACATTGTTATAGTCACATACTTCTAACGTAGGTTGGTTCTTAGTAGTTACTAACTGCTCTTGTAATTCTATACCTACTTGTACTTCTTGAAATGGAGGTAAGCCTTGTTGTTGCATAGCCATAGCTTGCTGTGGATCTTGTACAGGCATCATTTCAGTTACTGGAACTTCAACCTCTTGCATTTCTTCTGCAAATTCCCAACCTACTTTAACAATAGTAGTACCTTCATCTACAGCTGTACGAATGTAAGAATCTACAAACTTAGTCTTATCAATCTTAGTATTAACTTGATGATTAAGAACTAGACCACTTTGATAAGCTGCTTGTTTATCTTCAAAGGTTACAGGTTCTGTATTAAACAAATCATCTGTAGATAGGAAAGGCTCACTTAATGCAGCATAACGCCATTCAGCTTGCTTACGTATAAGTTTAGGTACAATCTTAGAACGCCCTTTCTTAGAATTAATTTGTTGTTCACCATTAAGAGCTTTAATCCAATTATCTACAGCTGTAACATGTGCAGTATGTGATGATTGCGCTTCAGTAAAATCTTGTTTAAGTTCTTCTAACGTAGGTGGGTTTTCCCAATCAGTTAGTTTAGTTTCATCAGGAGCTTCTACACTCACTTTATAATTATTAGTTGTAGCCATCTTAATTACCTATAGATGTAAATGTACTGTGGTCTATCTCAAACAAAGATAAACCGTTTAATTCTTGTGAATAGTTAAGCTGTCCTGGGAAGATGTCAGTAATACCATCTAGGAATAATGAACAATATGCTTTACTATCTCTTACAATGTTACTAAATAAGTATTGTAACAGTTTTGTTAAATCTATCCTAGCTTCTGTATTAGGAGCACATAGAATAGATGCTATTAAATAACCTTCAATATCCTTTCTATACTGGTAAACAATAACAGCTTCTCCTTTCTGTAATACAGTAGCAGAACTAAATATAATGCCACTATCTGTTGTAGGCATTATAACGTCTCCACTAGAGCAGCTGAGAACACATTACCCATCCCAGCTCCTAAACTTATAAAAGTATTCTTATGTTCTTTCATAGCTAAATGCATTTCTACTGCTGTACTAGGCCCCATTATATGCCCAATTCTACTTTTATAGTTAATAGTTTCTATATTACCTAATAATTCTTTAATAATTTCTGCTTCTATTTGATTATCTTTAGAGTATGTAGAGTGTGTTTTAACATAATCAATCTTTATAGCTTCATTACCTTTCATTAAAGAGCTAATAACCTTACTGTACCCTTCTCCTGTTGTAGCAATACCTAGAGGATTAGTATGATTTTCTGCAGCTATATGTATATCGTGTAGTATAGCTAATGGGGTATTTCCAGTTGTATTAAGTGACTCTTCACTTTCAATAACAGTAATATTAGCACCTTGCCCTAGTCTAAACTTATGCTTTTTACCTTCTTCTTTAGCTAAAAGACTTAAACCATTCTCTCCGAAGAAGTGCATGTATTCTTCACTAGCTCCATTGTCACTAGATACTACTATAACTCTATCTAAACGATCTGCTTTAATTAACATGTTAGCTTGATGTAATGCAGCATGTGCTGATATACAAGAGGTAGAATCTGTTGATACGTAGTCAATATTACCTATCTTATTAGCTAATTGACCTGCGTATATTTGGGTCATGCCTAAAGGTAACATTCTATGTTTAGGGTACTTATCTGTTAAAGGAGTTGTGGTTCCATAACCTGTCCATACAGAACCTCCAGTAGCTAAGATTAAACCTGTTCTTCCTTTATTATCTGTAAGACTTTTTAAAGGTTCTAAAGATGCAGTTGTAGCGCTATTAGTGCCATTAAGCATATACTCTACAAATTCTGAAGGTAATATCTTTACTCCTAAGGATACTCTTGGTCCCCCATCAGAGACTTGATGAATATATTGCGGATATGGAATGTAATCTATAAGAACAGTATCTTCAGAGTACAGGGAGTTTAAATGAGTAATGTACATATTACCCTATTACAGATCTAACAGATTCATCTAGCTCTTCTTTAGTGTAACACTTAGTTTGATACTCTTTAATAAATGCAACAATATCATGACCAGTAATTACAGTAGCTTCTCCTTCTTCAGACATACCTTCCATAAACTTTTTACCATCTTCTTCAGATACACCAAATGCAGTGTCTAGCCACATAAATAACATCATAATACCTAGACTATCTAAATTAGTATCTGTAATATTTTGATCTAAGGATGTTATAGGTCGAAAATTATCAGAGTTACTTTCGTATTCACTTAATTTATTAATAACTTCAACAAATTCTTCATCTGTAATCGTATTAGATGGCAT